TACCAAGTACGTTTATCTATATCGGCAAATTCATCTAATATTAAAAAGTTAATTCCTGTACCTCTTAAAGCATCAGGTTGATCTGCTGATTTTAAGCTTATGGTACTATTGGATTTCTTAATTCTTACAGTTAAATTCGTTTCGTTAATATCTTCAATCCAGTTAAAGGAATGAAGCATGGTTTTAAGATTAGACCAGCATATTTCCCTAGACATTTTAAAGGTGGGAGAAACATACCAAATATTTTGAACTGGCTTGGCAGCATATTTCATCATCTCGGTTATAGCAAGATGTGTCTTTCCAAATCTTCTTCCTGATATTAAAACTCTAAATCGTTTTTTAGATTGACTGACTTTGTGCTGTGCTTTCGTCAGAGTAATTTTCATTTAGAATTACTGCAATGGATTTTTCGTTTGTATTTTAATTTCTTCTAATTGTAATTTTAATAGTTCAATTTCTTTTGTTAAAACTGCAATATTAGTTTGGTTGTCTGCCATACCTTTATTCACATTACCAATTTCTTGTGCTAATGGAGTGAGGTCTGGTGCAGTCTGTTCTGTTAAAGCAGTAAGTTTAGTTGTAATTTCTCCATACTTAACAAACCCACCACCAATAGCCACAATCGCTGCTATTAAAGCTGCTATCCCAGCTAATTGATCTTTGATATTGAATTTACTTTTTTCTTTAGCCATTTTGTAACTCCTGTATTTCTAGTAGTAACCTTTTCTTTTTTAAATCAATTTCATTGAGTTTTCTAGTCTTAATTTCAATGATGTCGTTTTCCACATAGTTTGCAAGGGTAATATTATTGTATATTTTACGATTATCAAAAATAGGTATCTGATTAAGGTAAATATCTTTAGGCACATAGAAATCAACCTTATTATATTCTAGTAATGATGCTTGGTCATTCATCATAATATCTAGCTTAATAAGATTCTTAATAACAAGGTTTTTAGATATATCTTTTACTTTAGCATCAACTTTAGTCATAACTGCATCTATGGCAGATACTTCTGTTGTTTCTGTTTTCGTGCTTGTTTCTTTTTTCTCTGCTGTTTTAATTTCTGGTTCTTTCTTCTCTTGTTTCTCTTCTTTTTCATTAATCACTTCTTTCTTTACAGTTTTCTTGGTTTCCTTTTTCTCTTGTACCACCTCCTCTTTTTTAGAAGAAACTGATACTGTTTGTTTGTTTTCCTTTTTCTCATTAATTTCTTTTTTAACTTCTTGTACTACTTCTTTCTTTAAAGTTTCAACAGCTTTTGTTTCATTCATAGTCTTAACGACTTCCTGAACTTTAGCCATAGTTTTAATATTAGTGGCTTTAGGAGTATTAACACTTACTGTCATATTTTCTTCAAGAACGACCTCAACTTTAGTATTCTCGGTAATACCTAAAGCATAAATCTTTTCTTCTAATTTAGATTCGATACCAGAGATAACAGTCCATATTTCACTTTCAGTAAGATTAGCAGTACCTAAAGATTCATTCAGTTGTTCTATTTCTTCTGTGGTAAAGACTTCATATTCTTCAGTTGGAAAATCTAAAGTTAATTCTGCTCCTAATAAGTTTGGCCCTCTAGTAATGGATGATGTACTTTGTGAACCATCAATACCCTCCCAAGACCATTCATAAGAATTAGCACCGACTCCATGATAAATAAGGTTATCATCAAACTTTTTAGAATTAGAATTATAACCAGCATCCTCTGTTCGACTGGTTGTCATTTCAGCTAAAACATTACCGCTTGAATCTTTAATTTTAATATGCAGCTTATAAGTATCAACTGCTCCTACTGAATTACCACATTGATTTGATGATCCACTCCATTCACAATTTTGAACTGAAAAATTACTATTCAAAGCAATACCACCATCTAATTTTTTTTGATTTGAGGTGTGGGAATTACTACTTTCATCATTACCAGATATGCCCACTAACGTATCACTAGCAGATACTTTTAAATCGTGTGATGCTTCTAGTTCTCCAGTAAATGCTTTCCCACAAGCATTATCTACTTGTGTTTCGCAAGTAATAGTAAAACCATTATGGGTGCTATTGTTGGTAAGATCAACATTAGAACTTCCTGTTTGTACTCCATCTAAATCAAAGTTATCACGACTAGAAGATGTTGTACCAGCATTAGGTAATATATTGATAGAGGTTGCTGTATCATTTTCGTCTGCTAAACCAACTGAACTAGCAAACCAACTTAAACTACAATAAAGTAATATGCCTAATAGTATAATTATAATCCATCTCATTAGAATATAATTTCCATTATTAAAATATATAGTGTTATAAAAATAAACATTCCCATCATTTGTTTGTCGTAAGGGAAGTTAATCATTTGGGAGATTCCCAACTTTTCACAGGTAATAAATCTTTTGATGTTACAATAACTTCTTCTCTTTTCTTCATACGAGAAACGTACTTTTTATAATCAGGTCTTTCAAAATCGTATTTCTTCCATAATGCTAAAGCTTCTTTACCGATCTTGCCATCTATCGGACAAGGAGTACCAGCATTAATCATAGCTTCAAAAACTCTTTCGTCTTGGCATAAGATTGCAACAGCTCCTACTTTCATACCAAAATCATATAGAACTTTTGATAGTTTAATTCTTTCACAATTCATATCTCTAAATGTTTTTCCACCAGATACACCTATACCAAAAGTTTGAACTCCAGCCGATGCACCAGTCGCACAAACGTCTTGGGATTGAGCTGAAAATGATGGAGCATGAGATGAGGGTGGTGCTGATCTTATATTAGAGTTGCTTGTTGAATTTGTTGTTGAGCTGGATGACGAACCTGATTCGTATGTTGTAGAACCTCCTGTATAATTACCCTCGATAGCTGTATTTGAACCAGAAACATTTGATTGAGTAGAACCAGCAATAGCTTTGTTGGAATATATTAATAATATCATAAATAAAATTGTACTCAAAAATTTCATATCTTCTCTTCTGTTTTTTCCTCACGTTCTGGCTTACACATAAATTTAGTGTATAGTTGTTTTTCATCCACTTCCTTTATATCAACACTTTTTAAAACAATCAAAGATTCTTCATAAGCAGTTACGATACATTCGCCAAAAGTATCAAATGTTTGATTATGGGTAACAGGTGGCATACAGTTTGAGTAAAAATTACTACATACTGCCATAATCAAAGCATACTTAATCATCGTCTTTTTTCTTATAATATTTTCTTCTTACTATTTGTTTCCAAAACCACAAACTAATCATACTTATTTTGGTGCTTAATTTATGAGTCACGTAATAAGAAAACTTCAAAAATAAATTCATCATTGTCAAAGCTTCCTGCATAAATCCTTTGTTAATGTTAATTACAATTATTTTTATCTAGGTCGATTGGCTTATCTTGATAAAACCATATCCAACTAGATAGCTTTGTTCCATCTTGTGTGTAAGTGCATTTATGTCCTACTGAACAGGCACTTAAAGCAAAGAATAAAGCTATAACTAAATATAATTTGTTCATATTCCTCCTTTTATTGACACGACTCGCATTCATCGGTGTCGTCTATGACTAAACCTCCAGATACTTCATTTTCGTAAGTTTTATTTTCGGCAATATGCTTATTATCGGCTGCACTACAAGCACAGCTCTCACAATTACATTCTAATAATTTATGATCGCTTCCTGAAACGCAATGACAGATATGTCCACATTTTTTGCAAGTTGTAGTCATTATTATACTTTCTATAATCCATTATTAAATAAACTATATATCCCATTAGCATAATAAATAGAATTAACCAAAACATAATTGATTATTCTCCTAAAATAATTTTCTTAATTGATTGAGTACCATCTATATTTGTTTCTAATTCAGCTTTAGTCTTTACACATTTATAGGAAACTGTATCTGAATAGGTTCTCTCGGCTTCTCTTTTACCTCGCAAACAAACTCCCATTGACTCTTGGATTCGATGTTCCTTAATCTCAAAATTTATAAACATTAATAATGCTACTACTGTTTCCATTTAGGGTGTTCCATTTTTATAATGAATCTCTCTGTTTGAGTCTTTGAGTTCCTCAATATCATTTAGAGCTTTGTTCATTTGTTTTGTTAAAAATTCTATATTGACTTTATTGTGCATACCATCTTCGATGGCTTTTTGAAGCTTATCAACTGATTTATATAAGTCCTCAATCATCATAAATTGTTCTGAATCTGCTGGTAATGAACCTAACTGTCCACGTGGCCATTTGATTCTAAATTCTGTATTCATTTCCAAATCAGACGACATTAATTCTACTTTAGTTAATAAACGATTTTGTGTTTCAATAATGCCAAAGTAAGCCCATGTACCAATCGCTACCATTGTTATTAAGGAAGCAACTGTTTTCATTGGCATTTGAACTTGTGCTTCTTCTGATAATTTTAAAGGTTTTGTCATTTTTTCTTTCTACCAAAGTAATGTTCTGATGGTTCATAATCCCATCTCATACCATGATGCCCTCTAATGTCAGCATACCACATTCTTAATCGAGCTAATAATTTTAAAACAGGTCTTGGCATTACTTAATGCCATTAACCAACCTAACCACTTGTACTACTTTTTTGGCAGTTATATATTGGTCATTGGCATCAAGTTGAAGATTGCTTTCAACATTACTCATTAATAATATTGCTATAATTATTTGCATAATGCCTATTCTATATCACAATAAAATCCATAAACCAATTTCCCTTTTTCTGTGTACCAACCTTGATTAAGGGTATCGGTTTGGTCGTAATATTGAGCTATTGTTTCTATGTAAGCTTGGCCTTGTTCAAAGCAAGTCAAGGCATTGTTAAAAGGTAATATAATAGGTTCAGCAGCTAGAATAAGAATAACTAAAAACTTCATCGCTGAAAATATCGGAGTCGCCATCTATGGCAAACGTGGTTATCTCTAACTCCAAAGGCTTTATAAATTCCACAAAAACCTCTACGATTAGAGAACATAGCACAGTTCCCACAAGCTTGTTTAGTAGTAGATTTAACAAAGGTATTAGGCAACCTGTAATCTATCATTTCTCCATTGGGATAAAATGCCTGTCGTTTAATCATGTACCAGTTCTCCTCTGATATTTCTTCATTCTTTTTTCGTGTTTATTTCTTCTTTTTTTGTGGCGACCTTTTCTTTTTCTCTTGTGTCTTTTTTTATAAGTATTAGCTCCCCACTTCGGAGCTTTACCCATTATTTAACCTCTTCAACATCTTCAGCTTTTCCATCAATGATTAAGGGCAAAGGTTCTGTAATAGATTCTGTTTGAGTTCTATCTTTCATGCCTAGATAGTTTTTAGATAACCAGATTTGCATATTGGTATTATCTTTAGTAAGAGCTTTATCCCACATTTTTTTCCTTAAACTAGCTTTACCTTTTTCACGATTTTGGTCTACAATTTCGGCATAATTTCTTTGTAAAGTTCTGGCACTAATCCCTACCACAGAAGCCATTTCCTCTTGTGTGCAGCCAATTTGGGCTAAAGAACTTAATATATTTACATCTATATTAATTCTAGGTCTACCAGCTCCATTTCTCTTTTTAGCCATAATTGCCTTGTTTTTGTCAGATTTCATTTTGTTGCTTTTTCTCCTGTCCATTGTTCCCATCGCTTAACTATTACATCGCAGTATTTAGGATCGAGTTCTAAACCATAACATTTTCTATTTAGCTTTTCACAAGCTATTAATGTACTTCCACTACCTAAAAATGGATCAAATACTATATCATCTTCTTTACAACTATTCAAAATTGCCTTTGAAGATAATGCTACTGGTTTTTGTGTAGGATGACTATAATTAGCAACAGAGTCCCTTTTTAAATACCATACAGAAGTTTGAGTTCTATCGCCATAAAAGTTGTGTTTACCATTACCTTTTTTCCAACCATATAATATAGGTTCGTGCTGTGATCTATAATCTTGCCAACCCATACCAGCATTACCTTTATCCCAAATAATAGTGCTTGATTTATTAAAGTATTGGTCAAAAGATGTTTCAAAAGCTATTTTGGGCTTACTATGACTATCAGGGTGGCACACATAAATTAAACTTAAAGATTTTAAATTATCGTGCATTAATGAAAAAGCATCTAATAAAAATTGATTAAAGTTATCTACATTTTGATTATCATTTTTAATTTTACCTAAATTATTTTTACCTCGACCTGAATAATCAACATTATAAGGTGGATCAGTAAAAACCATATCGGCTTTTAAATCATTAAATAATTTTTCATAATGTTTAGAATCTGTACTATCCCCACATAACAATCTATGCTTACCCAACTGCCATATATCGCCTAATTTAGTTATGGGTTCTTCAGGAGTATCAGGA